AATTTAGCCATAGATACTCGATGTTTTCGAGCCTCTTTTTTCAGATTTTCTTTCAATTTGGTTGAAATCTTCAGATAAACAGGGGTTAATTGAGGTTTCATTTTATTTCCTTTTTTTTTATTTTAAGTATTGACATATATATATTTAATATATATCTATATACACATGAACAATACAAGACCAACAACAGGAAATATACTAGGAGGAAATATGGTTAATGATTGGATCTTCTATACAGTTAAAAGAGAGTATAGAAAAAGATGGATTATTAAAAATGGTAAAGAAGTTGAATACCATCCAACAATACCAAATAAAAAAGATTTGGTTTTTAAATTACTAGATCTAGCTCAAAAATCTTTAAAGGTTAAAATCATACATATTAAAGATCAAGATAGAGCAATAAATCGAGTAGCACCAAGTGGTCAAAAAACTCATCATAAAAGAATGATCCCTGTTTATAGAGGTTATAAAAAAACTTATCTTAAACAGAAACAAAGTGTTGAAGAGGCTATCGAAATCTTAAAAGTAATATTTAAGAAGGAGTGGAACTAATGAACTATGTAGCTTACTACAGAGTATCAACTCAAGACCAAGGCAAAGATGGTTATGGTATCCAGGATCAAGAGAGTGTTGTTAAAAGATATGTTGGCAATAATGAATTGATTGCATCTTTTAAAGAAACTGAAAGTGGATCTAAAAGTGATAGACCGGAACTACTAAAGGCCCTGGCATTATGTAAAAAAGAAAAAGCAACATTGGTTATAGCAAGATTAGATAGACTTGCTCGTAACTTATACTTTGTTGCTAAATTACAAAACAGTAAGATTGATTTTGTTTGTTGCGATATACCAGATGCTAACAAATTTACTATTCAATTACTTGCTGCTGTAGCTGAACAGTATTTAGATACATTAAGAAAAAATACTAAAGCTGCCCTGGCTATTGCTAAAAAGAATGGAGTGCAATTAGGCAATCCAAAAAATCTTAAACAAGCAAGTATTAAAGGTAACAAAGTTAAACAACAACAAGCAGATCAATTCGCAAATAAGATTAATGAAATTATTAAAAGTATCAGAGCTGCTGGATTAAATACATTCCAGGATATTTCTGTTGCTTTAAATAATAGAGGTATCAAAACTTATAATGATGGAGCTTGGTATCCTACAACAGTTAAAAACATCATAGAAAGAGTAGGTGCATAATGATGGATTTACAAACAATCATATCATTAAATAAGAAAGCTGGAAAACAAGCTAGAGAGGATGATGTTGAACCAAAAATATTATCTTATGATGAAAGAAACGAGCTTGAGGAAGGCAACATTGAACCAATTAGATCTATACCTAGTCTTGGAACACACATTCCAAGTGGTTGGAAGAAGTTTAATGTTAATAAGTTAAAAGATAAATTAGATGTGCCAGATTGGTGGTATGGATCTAAAATCTTAAAAGGAGGAGAGCTGTGGTGTGATAGCTCTGGGCTTGGTGCAGCAGATGAACCAGCATTAACTGTAAGTCAATTTGTTGATGTTGTATCAAAACTTGTAAAAGAAAATCCACATCTGGGATTTGGTTTATATTCAACAGGCCAATTCCAATCTGGAGTTAGAGTATATAAAGGAGGTGTGTAGTGAGTGCTTATCAAGTAGATACAGATTGTTTAGGAAGAGTATTAAAAGCAATCAGCAAAGTAGGAACACATGGCCCAAGATATAAGGAGATAGAAAAACTTAAAGATCAGTATAATAAAAATGCTGGTAAAGTTTTTGATAATCTTCTTAACTTAAATAGATACAGCCTTAATGAAAGATATGGTGATAATGGTAAAAAGTATGTTGAAGAATTATTCTTTGATGTAAATAAATCTAAAGCTGTATGGTTGAGCAGACAGTTGGGCCATAATGATTATCAATTAGTTAAAAGTTTAAGTTGTTTTTTATACCAGGCTTGTGAAGGAGATGCAGTTAAGAAATCACTTTATAAAACTTTGGTAGAAATCCAAAACAATTTCAATGGCTCTTTGGTAAATGAACATCCACAGTACCAGGAAGTGAAGTGGGGTTAATGTCGCTTAATAAAAATATTAAGGCTGCATTAAAACTAATCAATACCGGTCAATGGTTACAATTAGAAGGATCTATTGGCCGGTGGTGTAATGACTTTATTGAGAGTGAAGTAATTATCAAAGATGAAAAGGCTACAAAGAAAAAAGGGCCTGTTAAATTCAGAGATGGTTATGGAAGATGGCACAATCAATATCGATTTAAAATAAACCATCTTAAACTAGAGGAGGTGCGTAATGGATCATAATGATCTAAAGGCAAGTGAGTTTAATAAAGTAGTTGGTCAAAGAATTTTAAAGCAAAGACTTGGCCTAAAATTAACTCAATCAAAACTTGCCTCAAAACTTTTTGTAACTTTTCAACAAGTGCAAAAATACGAAAAAGGAATAAATGGTGTGAGTGGTTTTAGAATTAAACAACTTTCACTAGCATTAGATGTTCCGGTTAATTATTTTTTTGATTATCCGATAACAGTAGTTGATGGAAAGCTGTGTTCTTCTAATGTTCCTATAGATAATAGACAGAATGTGTCTAAAGTGGAACCACAAGATAAACAATTAGACACCAAGAAGGAGGTCTAAATGAAAATATTGAAATTCATATTTGAAGGATTTGTTTTCCTGGCTTGTATTGCCATGATTTATTTCTTCACAATATTTTTGTGTGCACTTTCAGATAAGTGTTACTACTACTATTTTCCAGGATTAATTTAATGCCTGTAAATATAATTCATACATCATTAAAAAGATATGAGTTAGGATCTAGCACACTACCAAATTTAGTCCAAGTAGAAGGATACAAAGGTTTCAAAACTCGCAACGAGGTTTTGGAAAAAGCTCTCAAGGAGCTTAAAGGAGAGGAGGTTGCTGATGACATAAGTAACTTACCTAAAGTCAAAGCTGGTAAATATTTAGAACCAGCTATACTTAATCTTTTCTCCCACGACTTGAAAGAGATCTGTGATCAACAAAAAGCTACATTTAAAATTAATGTTCCGGATCAAGGATACTTTTTTAAAGTCAAGGGAGGGAAGATCGGCAGTTCATTGGATGCTAAAATAAAATTTAGTAAAGCAATAAGTTTAGTGGATCATAACAATCAAACACATAAACTATCCGGAGAAGGTAACATAGAAATTAAAAATTTCTCCGGTGCTGCTATAGATCCTGTGCCCTTATATCAAAACTTCCAGCAGCAATCACAGTTGCTAACAACAGGAAGTAAATACTCCCTTTTAGTCAGATTGGTTAAGGGCTGGGATCTACAATGGTTTGTTTCTTATCCAGATAAAAAGATACAACAACTATTAATAGATGCTGCAACAGATTTTTGGTTTAGGGTTGATGGCATTATGAATGGTAAAGACTATTGGTATCCTCCAGAGAATACCAAAGAGGCATCCAGATTAATTATAGGCAATGGTAAATTAAATGCTTTTAATATGGATGGTAACAATGAGCTCCAGAAATTAGTGGATGATTATCATTCTGCTAATACTGCAATTAAAGCCTCACAAGAAATTAAAGATCTCTCATCAAAAAGAATGAAAGAAATAATGGGAGAGCATGAGGTTGTTAAATGTAATGATGTGGAAGTTAGACATACCACAATGGAGAAAGCAAAAACTAAAGTAATAAAACTTGAAGGGCCTCCACTTAAATACAGGAGGTTCTCGGTAAAGCATAGTGTCCAAAGATAATGATAAAAAAAAATTTCAAATTAATGCTTACTTACTTGCCAGGCAAGAGAGTGCCAAACGCATTCGATATAGAATATTGGAAAAGTTTGGTGTCGATGTCGGTGTTGAGTTTATTGAAGAACTCATTGAGCTTATGGCCCTGGCTGCAATCGAGGGCCTTAAAGTACAGAACCAAATATTTACTTTTCACATTAATAACAAAATAGGAGATGATGATGACGAACCAGAAGAACCACCAGATGAAACCCAACACTAGCAATTTAATTGATGCTTTAAATAAATTTCAAGCTAGTAATA